AAAGTTGGTGACAATGTTCGGTTGTTGGATAAGCGATATAGTTCATCGCAAATTTACACCGGCGTGATTCTTGGATTTTATAACTTTAAAGAATTGCCGACTATTCAAGTCGCTTATTTCAAAAATGATTTTAACGGCGCAACTATTGATTTTGCGAATATCAATTCTAAAAGTGATGACTTTGAGTTATTACCATCAAACAAGTATGAAGCAGACTTCGACCGAGACACTGTAGTAGGTTCACTCAATCAGCAAATCGAGTCAAAGACTGCCGAAGTAAAGTCTTTAGAGGCAAAGAAAGCCTGGTTCTTGAAATACTACGGTAAATATTTTGTAAGTGATGGTGAGGAAGATTCAAATGAGGAAGGTTAACCATAAGCCGTTTGAAGAATGGCAAACAAAACAAAATACCTGCTACCGGGTGCAACCAGTAACAGGTACGCGATTGAAAAACAATCAAATTAAATTACAAGTTTATCGTACATCACGGATGCATCTGTGGCAACAACTGAAAGGATTCTTTACTCATGAACAACTATAAGTCACAAGCAAAGCATTGGTATCGAAAGTTAATGAAGACGCCAGTAGGATATGTATGTTTAGCCACTTACCGGTTCAAACAGTAGCAACATTATCGTAATTTAGCACGGCAATCGGCAATGGACCATTTGCGAGGTGAAGACCATGCGAACATTCAATCAGAAGACGATTAATCCAGGTATGACTTACTGCGAGTGCCTGGGATACAAGTACTTTTACGAAGATTCAACACAATTCCTTGCTTGGCTGATGGCGTTTTAAGCCCGGAAGCAGTACTGGACAAAATTGGCGTTCAAGAAAAGGTGCGTGAATAGGCATGATTCCAGGATATGACGAATGGCTAGAACCTCCGGAAGAGGATGACCGGCCTACTAAGGAAGAATTAATTGAATTAGGTGTGATTGGAGATGACGAAGAATGAAGATTACTGATATTCGTAATAAACATGAGCAGGTTTTAGAGTACAAACTCGGGCAAGTTTTTAATGATGGTGATTACACATATATGGTTACTGCAAACCGTGAAGGTAGTAACTATCAGCTTACCCAGTTGCCTGATGGTGTGGCTCTTTCATCTTCCGAGTCATCGCTAGAAAACCTTTATGAAGCAACTGATCACTATGGAGAGCAGCTTATTGATGCTGAATTAATTATTCGAGGTGTTAGTCAATGAACCTATATGAAATGGCAACCAATTATCGCGACTTATACCACAACCACGATTTAGATCCAGCTTCCATCGCTGACACGCTTGATGCACTAACCGATTCAATGAGCGTGAAGGTCGATAATGTCGCTAGCTGGATTGATGAAAACTCAGCGGATGTTGAGTTTGCCAAGAAGCGTATTAAAGAGCTGCAGGCTGAAAAGAAACGACTGGAAGGGCTAAATGAACGACTTAATGGTTACTTAGCCGACACGCTTGATCAGGCTGAAATTAAAAAGCTAACCACCGACCATCATATGGTTTCGGTCCGAAACTACCGAGCGTCGACGGTCGTTGAAAAACCGGAGTTGCTCACTATTGACTACTATAAAGAGATTCACGAATACCAGCCCGATAAGGCGGCAATCTACAAAGCTTTGTCAGCTGGCAAGGATGTGCCTGGCGCTCATCTGGAACCTAATCGGAAAGCAGTTATCAAGTAATGTTCCAGCTAAGAGATTACCAGCAAGAATCAGTTGACGCGGTCTATAACTCAACTATTCATGGTCATCACTCAATTGTAGTTCAATCGCCGCCGAGAACAGGGAAGACGGTAATCATGGCCGATATCGCACGTAGGGCAACAGCTAAAGGTAATCGGGTATTGTTTATCGTACACAGGAGGGAAATCCTAGAGCAGGCCAAGAGCACGTTTAAAAGTGATGACGTAAATATGTCGTTGTGCAAGATGGGCATGGTTCAGACCATTACCAGGCACATTGATGAGTTAAGCAAACCAGCCATCATCATGATTGACGAAGCCCATCACGCACTGTCGAAGTCTTACCAGCGAATAATCCAAGCGTTCCCTGACGCGCTCAAATTATTATTCACTGCGACACCATGGCGGATGGACGGCAAGGGATTAGACGTGATTGCCGACGACATTGTGCTAGGCAAACCTATCAGCGAATTGATTCAGCACGGGTTCTTGGCACCGGTCGATTACTACGCGCCGTCGGAAATTGATGTGACCCAGCTGAAAACTAAGCGGAATGGTGAATTCGATGAAAAGAGCATTGATCAGGCCGTTAAGCCCAAAATCTATGGCAACGCGGTTCGCCATTATTTGAAGCTAGCCCCCGGCAAGCAAGCCATTGCCTACGCATACAACGTGGCGAGTGCCGAACGATTGGCAGAAGCATTCAACCAAGCTGGGATAACGGCACGGGCGGTATCTGGGAAGACGGACCAGCGGACACGCGAGCAAATTGTGGCGAGCTATCGGGCGGGCAAGATTCAAGTGGTCACTAACGCAGAGCTGTTCACAGAAGGCCTGGATTTGCCGAACGTCGACTGTGTCATCATGCTACGCCCAACGCAGTCACTATCACTTTACTTGCAGTTTGCTATGCGATCAATGAACCCACGCGAAGGTAAGCGAGCTATCATCATTGACCACGTCAATAACGTGGAAAGGTTTGGGTTGCCGACCATCGACCGGAACTGGATTCTAGGCGGACGTGATAAGCATTCGAAAAGTAGTAACGGTAGCCCGATTAAATCAGTTTCGGTTTGCCCGGAATGCTTTGCAACGTTCTATCGCAAAGGTGAGACCTGTCCGTTTTGTGGGGCCGAGCTGGGCGAAGAAAAAATTATTGAGACCGACGAGACAATCAAGCTCAAAAAGATTGAAGCTAACAAGCGGTTGGCATTAGCGAAAGAGATTGCAGAGAACAATGCTGCTAAAGCAGTAGCCGATAAGTCGCCGGGTGAGTTAACCACGTACGCGGAGATTAAGGCATATGCTAAGTTGCATAATTTTAAACCGGGTTGGGTTTATTACTATGGCAAGAAAAGGGGGTTAATTCATTAATGGGAAGGCTTAGGGATTTAACTGGAAATAAATATGGCCGACTAACTGTTATCGGGATTGACCATAAAGTAAGAGCAAAATACGGCAGCTATATATATTGGCGATGTAAATGTGTTTGCGGAAATACAACTGTTGTACGCCGTGATCACCTAGTTCGTGGGGAGATTAAATCATGTGGTTGTTGGCATGACGAAGCTACAATCTTGCACAGTACAACGCATGGTCAAACCAAAACGAAACTCTATTATGTCTGGAATTCAATGAGAACGCGGTGTTCCAACAAGAACAGTGCTTCCTATGAGAATTATGGCGGTCGTGGGATAAAAGTTTGCAGTGAATGGAACAGCCACTTTGAACCGTTTTATAAATGGGCTATTGCAGCCGGGTATAGGCAAGGACTATCTATTGATCGAATCAATAATGACGGAATGTATTGTCCTGAAAACTGTCATTGGGCAACTGCTCATGAACAAGCTTTGAATCGGCGACCCAAAAGAAAGGATTGATTAGAAAGTGAGTATTTTACCAAAGAATGAACCGCATAAGCCCGCTGGAACCCCACGAAATTTCTTTATCTGGGGCGCCACGATGAGCGGTAAGAGTTACCTAGCTGAACATTTCCCAAATGTATTAGTTTTGAATACTGATGGAAATAGCGCCATGGGAACACGTCCAAGCATTCAATTACGAAACGTGCGCAACCCTGATGGCAGCTTAAAGAGTAGTGTCATTGACCAGTTACAAGAAGTGATTTTAGAGCTCGGTACAACGCAAAACACTTATGAGACTGTGACGCTGGATGTTATCGATGACGTTTGCCAGCTGATTGAACAGGCAATTTGCCTAAAAGCGGGAGTTGAATCGTTAGCTGATATGGGGTATGGCCGAGGGTATGCACTATTTAACACCGTGCTACAAAGTTTGGTCATGGACCTCAAGTCATTACCCATCAACGTCGTTTACATTAGTCGTGAGAATGATTTTACTGACGATGATGGTAATACCAAGTCCGTCCCGTCGCTCAAGACTAAGTATTACAACGTGGTCAACGGGAATTGTGACTTGGTTATCCATACTCAACACGTCGGCAAAAATTATTTACGAAACGTGACAGAGATCCGTCGTCGCTATAAAGCTAGTGAAATTAATGATGCAAAGATTCTCAGCATTTTGAAAGTTATTCCGAATGCATTAGCGCCGGAAGCACAAACAACGAAAGCAGGTAATTAAAGATGAGTTTATTAGATATTGCAGCAAACACTTTAGACAACTTTGACCCAAAGAAAGATTCAGTGAACAGTGGAAGCACGGGGTTACCAGATGGCGATTACTTGACTGCCATTGAAAGCATTGAACACCGGTCGTTTGATTCAGGTTGGGATTGCCTACAGATTGTGTTCACGGTTCTTGACGGTGACCACGCAGGTGAAAAGGAGTACGACCGCATCAGTTTTGCTACTAAAAGTAAAGCAGGTAACGCGATTCCAGATTTCATTCTTAGTCGGTCAATTAAGTTTGTCATCAAGCTTGGTTCATTACTAGGCGTTGAGATGAAACCAGAATATTTTGCTAGCGAAAACGAAACCGACACACACGAAATGTTGGCTAGTGTACTTGCGTCAGAAAAAGGTAAGTCGGTGATTCTACACGTTAAGCACCGTCCAAACAAGAAGGATCCTGACAATCCTTATGTCGAATATGACTTAGACGCCACTGAACAACCAGAAACCGTAGACATCACGGATGCTGACTTGCCTGGCGACCTGGGTGGCGACCCGCAAGCACCAATGCCAACAGACGAAGCGCCATTCTAGGAGGACGATCAGATGAGTTTAAACTTTTATGCAAGCATTGATTCATTCAAGAATGACAACAAAGACAATACTGCTATCACGTTAAAAGTTGGTGAAGGCGGGTTGGATAATTTGCTGGACAAGTTACGCGAATTGAAAAGCGACGTGGTAGTCAGCATTACTATTGAATCAGCTCGAATCCATTACAACAAAATCACTGATGCGGAGACTGGTCAATCCATGTACTACTACTCTCGTAACGATGAGGGTGTTTGGGAAGAGCATCAGACCGATGACACGCATCTTGAATTAGAGGGTGTCGACAATAGTGTGACAACTGCTAAAACGATTACTGCCGATATTGTTGACCGGTTCTTGATGAATGAGAATTACGATTACAAGCCGAAATCGAAGTTCAATCCACGTAAAGCGTTGGTCATGATTTCGGAAGACTACAGCTTTGATGAAGTTGCTAAGGCCCAATCGTTCACGACCACGAAAATGCTAGATGAGTTAAATACAGCTCGTGACAAGTTTGCACCATACGCGGTAGCATGGTGGGCTATTGAACAGGCGATGAAGGACTAATTATTAAAGATGCAGTGCCATTAGACCACCGTGCGGGTGTGATGCCCGTTATTATTTTGAAGGATTGCTAAGGCTAAAGCAGACAATAATGGAAAGGAATACAAGAATTATCATATAAATCCATATAGAAATTAATGTCCCGTTGTAGTGTCCCAAAAGTCCTATTAGAGCTAAAACAATAAGTGATAAAAACAGTATGACTTTAGTATTTGTATATTTAAATAGATTATGCTCATGGATAAAATACAGTGTTTGAGCTACCAGACCAAATGTAGTAAGTAGGTATAGGTTGACCAAAGCACTTTCAAAGCTGGAGATGGTTAGCCACCATGTTGTTACAATGTTTGGAATTAATAAGCCGATGTACTCTAGTAGTCCCCAAAAAATATTGGAAAAGATATTTTGTCTCATAATATGAACACTCCTATAAATTATAAATTACGTTAAGCATACTAGATTTCAAAAAATATCTCTATTCTAAAAAAGGAGGCCGGTCATGCGTAATTTAGTTAATTATGCAGTTAAGTACGCCAAAGCGGGGTTCAGCGTCCTGCCAATGATTGGCAAGAAACCGATGATTAAGTTCGCTGACCAGCCCGCCTTGTCCGTTGATCAGATCCAAAGTTATTGGCGCTCACACCCATACGCACAATTAGCACTACGGACAACTAATTTTTTTGTGGTTGATATTGACGAACACCCCGGTGGTGCGGACGGCTTTAAATCAATTGCTGATTATCCTAATCCCGAATACTTGCGTGATACATTATCGCAGACTACGGCGGGTGGTGGCCGACAGCTATTCTATTTAAAACGAAATGATTGTACGATACAACAGCGGATTGGTTGGCTACCAGGGGTTGACATCAAAGCGCATATCAATAACTACGTGATGGTGGCGCCGTCGGAGCGAAACGGCAAGCTGTATCGATGGGAAAACCATAATCCAATCGTGACGGCGCCGCGCGAACTGGTCCAAGCGATTAATGCAACCCGCGATGAGGCGGTTGACACGTTCACGAATCTGAACATCGATTATTCGGAAAAATCAGGGACGGCCACATTGTTTGAGACCATTGTTAATGGGCTGGGTGCAACGGGCCGGGCGGTCGTAATAATGCACTAGCTAGTTTTGCCGGTGGGCTACTGTTCCGTGGTGTTGACCCACGGGCGGTTATCCAACTAGGATTGTTGGCTAATGCAAACACTGCCGAATCACTGACTCAACGTGAGGCCAAGACAACGATTGAATCAATGATCAAAAAAGAAATTAGACGAAGGGAGGCTAACCAATGATTGCAGAAGAAGAAGCAGACAAGCTTCGCAAGCTAGAGGAACAGCAGAAAGTAGTGCCGTTGAAAAATCGAATTAATTTCATGGAAACAGCCAAGGGCGGCATTAAGGCCAACAGCCTAGAAAATGTGTGCCTGATATTAGAACATGATCCACTGCTTAAAGGTAAGTTTGCCTACAACGAATTTAGTTACGAAACGGAATTCATGGCGGATTTGGCCGAATTAATGCTGGAGCATGGACCACTTCAAGACGAGTTCACACCTGCGGTTCAGCGGTACATCGAACGTAAATATAAAGTGATGTTTACACCAAAGATGATTGATGCGGCCGTTACCGAAGTGTCACGACGCAACGTGTTTAATCCGGTGATTAATTACTTGAATGAATGCTACAAGAAATGGGATGGCAAGAAAAGAGTGGCGGAGTTCTTGCCCACGTATCTGGGTGTTGAGCGTTCGCCAGTGACGACACTGCAAACTAAGTTGTTCTTTGTTGATGCCGTGGCTAAAGTCTTTAGGCCAGAAACCAAGTTCGACTTCGTACTCGACCTAGTCGGTGGTCAAGGAACCGGTAAGACTACCTTGCTTAAACGGATGTCGAATGGTTGGTATACCGACCAATTCACTGACTTTGAAAACAAGGATAATTACGGCAATATGATGCGTGCATGGATCGTAAACGATGATGAAATGACCGCCACCAGACACAGCAGTTTTGAAATCTTGAAAAAATTTATCTCAGCAGAAGTTGTTGAGTATCGACCGGCATACGGGCGTTATACCGTACGGCGATACAAGAACTTTGTGATGGCACGGACAACTAATGAAGTTACTTATCTGAAAGACAAGACCGGTGAGCGGCGCTTTATGCCAGTAATGGTCAATTCAGCGTTACAGAAGAAGTCGCCAATCACTGATTTACCGCAAGCAACGATTGATCAGTTGTGGGGTGAATTTGCCAGTTACTATCGTGATGGGTTCCGATTTGGCTTAACGCAGGAGCAGGAACAGATGATGGCGAAGAACCGTGAACAATTCATGTACATTGATGCCGAAGAAGACGCTATTGAAGCAGCGCTTGCAACAATCAAAGACAATTTTGTAATGAGCAAAGACATTGCATTCAAGATGGATGGCATTGATATTACTAAGAACCGGAAACTAGCAAAGAAAATCAAGTACGTAATGGATAATCACAAAGGCTGGAAGCCAGCTCAACGTCGAGTTGATGGAGTTCCGCGGCGTGGTTATGAGCGAGTGTAGTTAGTGTAGCTCGTGTGTAGTCACTTTACTGACTACACTTAACCCTTAGAGCCCCAACGTATACAGTAATATGTAGTTACTACTTATATATATATATATTATTTTATATAGGGTATAGGGATTAGGGGCTACGAGTGCTATTGATTAGAAAAGTTGAAAATTACTAGCTACGGCACTACATTTTGGCAAAAACCAGTGGTAGCAATGGATACAGCGTAGTCAGTGGCTTTAAAGTGTAGTGCGTAATACGAACTACGGAGGACACTATGCGAGAACAAGAAATACAAAATCAAATTCGAGTGGCAGTATCAGCTGCCGGATGTACGATTTTTCGGGCAAACGTCGGTAAAGTTGAAATGAAGAATGGTCGCTGGTTCGATACCGGCTTGCCACAAGGATTCCCAGACTTATTTGGTTTCCGTCATTCGGATGGCACGATATTTTTCATCGAATGTAAAAATGAAAACGGGCGACCACGTGCTGATCAGATTAAATTTCATAACTTTTTGATGAAGAAACACACGGTTCACGGGATTGCACGTAGCCCGGAAGATGCATTGAAAATTATTAATGAGGGGCTAGTTGGGTATGGATTTAAGTGAGGTAAAAAAACATGAAAATAATTAGTTTAGAAAGCATTGGGTTAAGTGACTGCCTGCAAGATGAAGATACCTTTCAAATCCATTGGACGACACGGCGGTTTAGAGTGGGACACAAATACTACGATGATTCTAGCTCAACAATAATCAGTATTGACACAAGCATCAATGGGAATAATTACATTATTCGAACAGAAGACGGCCACAAATTCGTCTTGCCCGGCGGTCAATATGTCGCTGAATATGTGGAGGACGGTAAATGAAGGTTTATGTATTAGCATACTCCGCAGTTGGTTGTTATGAAGCAGAACATGGAATCGTTGGTATTTATTCTTCCAGGCAAAAAGCCAAACGTGCAATGAAGCGACATGACTTGCCGAAGTTAATTACATCGGGTGATGGGCCAAGACATAAAATTGTTGAAACAACAATGGGTGAGGCACATTTGGAAGATGATTTATGGAATTGCTATATTGAATAAAGCTTTTATTTTATGTAGGAGGAACAGAAATGTGTGAATTTTGTGGTGGAGATAAGCCCACAGAATCTATTGAGGGCGACGAAATCTGGTACCTTGGCCCAACAGATACGTATGGTAAAAGTATGCGGCAACATAATCATGAGAATGTTCAAGTAGATATCAATGATTCAAAGTATCCTGACGCAAGACCGGGCGACAGCACCACTGCTGGCTTTTGGTTTGATTTTTGCCCGGTGTGCGGGCGGAAGCTTAAATAATGAGGTGCAAATTATGGAACACATCGATCATGAGAAACTTAGTAACTTAGTTTGTGCAGTTGAGGATCGTCATGAAAAAGGCGTGCTTGATGCAAGCGACAAAGAGATGGCGCCAATCTGGAAGTTAACCAAAGCAACCATGAAGAGTGTCTATTTAGCAGTCTCGTTGCGACAGTATAACTTGATTGAAGCGTATGCGGCTAAGAGATTGCACACGACGGAAGAGAAGAATCAAGTGCTAAAGCAGTTACACAAGCAGTATAGCTGGTTGAACCGGCGAGTGACGGAGTACCGTCACGGCAATCTAACTATTCGGAGTTGAGGTGGAAACGGTGGGTGATTTTGAAACCAACAAGAAATTCTTAAGGCGTTACCGGCCTTACTTTAGGCAAATCAAGCGGCTTGAAACTAAGCTGTTTGTTATCGATGATCGTATCGAGTCAACACATTCACCGAGTATGACGGGACAACCAGGTGGTGGTAAACGGCGGGAGTTGGCCGACGACTTGATTAGACGTGAAGAGATTGAAGGGCGAATTAACAAGCTTATTAAGAAGAGTCGTCCAATTAAAGCTGAGATAACCGACTGTTTGGATGAACTGACTAATTCGTTAGAAGCTTCTATATTAGAGCAGTATTTTATCGAAGACATTCAGCTGGATACAATCGCGTTACAGATGAGCTATTCTTTCCGTCAGGTCAAACGACTGTACGGTGATGGAGTCAGACACGTGAAAGTTCTATAAAGAGAAAGTCGTCACAATTATGTGGCGACTTTCTGTTATGATTAAAACAATAATTAAATATTGGAGGAATTGTGTGTATGAATGAGGATACAAGGCCGGGATGTCTCTTGAAGTTCTTTGAAGAACAGTATGTTGACAATTTTATTACTAGAGGAGAACTACACTTTTCACAACTCGGTTACTTTATTGATTTAGAAAATGGAGATGATGCGATTGCAGATTCATTTGAAGGTGCGAGAATTATGAATATTGATCCCACTAGATCAGGTGTTTCTGTTGTGGTTAATGGAATGAAACTATCTTTTCAAAAAGGTGATATCATACAAACTAAAGAAACTCCCGACTGGGTCAGGAGCAAGGGTGTTTTATCTATGGTAAATCTGGATGTATTTAATGATTTTGATGGCAGAGCTTGTCCTGACGGAACTATCGAATATACGATAAAGCCAACAGTTATTGATGAGCTTAATAAGTTAAGTGCTAATAAAACAAGAGTACCAGTTATCATTAATGCTGATGGATTATTAGCCCGATTAGAGGAAAATTTCAAGCCATGGCATGCATGGTTTAAGCCAGTTAGTTACTATTCTGAAAGTGCTACTGAGAATATCTCAAACGAGGAATTAATTAAACATCCTGAACAAATAATGTTTTTAAAAAGAGAAAAATACCGGTATCAGCGTGAGGCTCGTATTTCATATTTTGAAGATGTGCCTGAAAATGGAAAAAGTATTTGGATCGGTGATTTAAGTTCGAGCACGTATAAATTAAGTCCTGATGATGGACTTAATAATTTTAAAATCAAGTGGACTAAATCCTGATATCTTAATCACATAGTAAACTATGTCCCCTAGATGTCACTAAAATGTCCCCTGAATGTCACTTACATGCCGGTAATATCATGGTATATTTGTATTATCGAATAGTTCCAAAGAAAAAGTCGTTGCGATTATGTGACGACTTTTCTGTTATGATTGAATCACAATAATTTGTGGAGGAACTAAGATGAGTAAATCTGAAATGATTCAACATTTATATGATGAAATCAATAGGCAAAACACGTGGTATATGTGGACAGTTGGTATTTTAGTTGCTTTGATTATAGGATTTGTAGGATTTTTAACATATTTTCAGAGAAAGTTTTCTGATAAACAGGTTGAGAAGATGAAAGATAATTTTAAAGAAGAGTTTAACATAGATGAAACTAGAGTGGCTTTGGAAAACGCAAATAAAAAAGTTAAAGAATTGGACACTTTGCTAGTCGATACTAGAAAAATAGAAAAGAATTTAAGTAGTGAACTATTCGATACTATGAATAATAATTTAGTAACTGGAGCAGGAACATTGGCCCAGATTAATAACAATACGACGAAAACTGAAATCAACAACTACTTTTTTGATTTATGTGCTTTATTTAAGGACTTGATTGCTAAAAAGGGTAGATTGAAAGAAAAAACAACGATTGAAACAACAGCATATGTTCATATAGGATTAAAAAACTACTGTCATCAGGAAAAACTTTAAATAGCGGTAATAGTACTAATTTAAAATATATGGTTGAGTATTTGGATAAAAGTATGGATACATTAATTAAGTCTTCTGATGAAAAAGACCCTAAGCCATTTGTTTTAGGAAAAAGACTTAGTAAAGACAATTTAAAATTGTACAATCAATATTTGGATAATCAAGAAGCGTCAGAGGTTAGTCATAAAAATGAATAGTCTAATCTTGTTTAGTCAAATGTTTCATAGTTAGTAAGCTCGGATGATTTATTCGGGCTTTTCTTATACATAAATTACAGTGGAGGTAATCGGAATGGAACAAGCAGAGTTCAACACAATTCAGACAATCAATGAGATTTGTTATGATTTAGTACGCCAGGACTATTTATTACATGATATTTATAATGGCTTGAATAATGTCATGGCAGGCATCAAGGCAAGGCACGTGTCAACGAAGCCACTGACTTTATCAGTGAACATTAATACTACCGAACTAGAACGTAAGCTTGAACACTCGATCATGCTTGCAAGAGACTTACACAATGAATTGGACAACTGAACAATGCCACGCATTCTATGGTTCGGTTGAGTGGGAACATTTGCGCGCTGATATCCTGAAGCGCGATCATTATGAATGCCAATGGTGTAGGCGTGATGGTAAGGTCACACGGTATGGCGATGTTGATAGCCATGGTCGTCCAATAGTATTGGAAGTTGACCACATCAAAGAGTTGGCTGACTATCCGGAATTGCGAACCGAGCCGACTAACCTGCGGACACTGTGCAAGGATTGCCACAACAAACGACATCATCGGATGAACTATCGAAGCAAGCATGAGCGTAAAGAGAATCGGTGGAGCAAGGACGAGAGGTGGGATTAATGGTGGAACATAATATAACTTGGCCAATAAACAACGGGCAAAAGATACATGAGATCTATGTTGACGGTGAGCAGGCTCAGGTAGTGTCGTGTAGTTATCAGTTTGTAACGGCTACAGATATTGATGAGTCAGGAGTTAGCATGATGACTGCAACCATCATCTTATTATCGGAGTGCGACTATAAGCCAATTTACCATGTGATCTTTATCAATCAACAGACTGGCAAGGTGTTCTATCAATAGACAAGGAGTGATGACTAATGGATAGATTGCGATGCTTACTACTGCATCATGATTACATTTATGTTGGCATCATGCGTGTTAATGGTGAACGATTCCACTGTTATAAATGTAAACGATGTGGCAAACAGAAGGTGGTGTAGACTAATGCGATCAAGAACCGATAACACTAAGCAAGTCGTGGTCTACGTAGTCATGCGTGACCAACAAGCAAATGTGCTTTTTGCACATCGTGTTTATTTTAGTGAACGACGCGCAAAAAACTATTGTAAACGGATGAATACGGCGGAAGAATTTACTGGATATTACTACGTTGAGAAATGTATCTTTTTTGACTGGAAAGCTTTTATTGCCAAAGCCCCCGGGGTCAAAAAAATTGGCGAAAAATAGAAAACTGGAAACCGGTCGGTAGGACTCGACTCCGGAAAAATATTGCTTTTTTTATTCAATTTAAAAGGGGGTGTGGGTTTGGACCACCGTATGATAAGAAGGAAATTAATGCAGCGGATTGATAAAAAATCGGCCGTTGAGAAAGAGAAGGTTGACCGCTATATCAGTCTTTTGGACGCTTTTTATAAGCTTGATGAAGCCATTATTGCCAATGGTGTGATGGTCAAAATCGAGAATGGCAAACAGACATACTGGAAAGCAAATCCGGCTGTTTCAGAGAAAAATCGAATTAATTCCGCGCTAATAACGCTTGAAAAGGACTTTAAACCCGTTAAAACCACCCCTAAAGCGTCTAAAACAGCCACTACGAGTGATGAAAAGGGTGGTTTGGTATGATTCAACAGAAGTATGTTGAAAGTTACCTACAGGCCTATAAAGACGGTTCCATCAGATTGAATAAACGGCGAAAAAAACTCGTGGAATTGATAGAAAAGACCGTTCTAACTAACGAAAACTATTATTTTGATGAAGAAAAAATCGAGGACTGTTTAACGTTCGCTGATAAGTGGTTTTTCCCATTTACACCCTGGGAAAAATTCTTAACTGCGTTCGTTTTTTTATACGATCACACCACTGAACGGCGAGCAATTCGGAAGTTTATGGTGGTCGTTGGTCGTGGTGCCGGTAAGAACGGCTGGGTATCGGTGATTTCATCATTTCTTTTATCACGCCTGCATGGGGTCCGCAATTACAATGGTTCCATTATCGCCACAGTGAAGAACAGGCCAAAACATCAGTTGATGAAATTCACGATGCGGTTGACTTGCATAGTGAGCTAAAAGGCGAATTTTATGCGACCAATTCGCAAGTTCATTCGAAGTCTACCAACTCGACACTACGATACCGGACTTCTAACGGGAATACTAAAGATGGTTTGCGTGATGGCTTCGTTATTTTCGATGAAATCCACGCCTATCCCAATAACCAAAATGTCAAAGTTCATATTTCTGGGCTTGGGAAAGTTCGAGACTCACGAGTTTTCGAAATTGGGTCCAAAGGATATGTGCGCGATGGATACCTAGATAAAGAATTAGCAAAAGCTGATGCGATTTTAGATGGTAAGGCCCCTATTGAATCGATGTTTCCGTTTGTTTGCGAGCTGGATAACTTGAAAGAGATGGACGACCCAGCCAACTGGGAGCTTGCTAACCCGTCATTTTCCAAGCCGATGAATGGCTACGCCAAAGACGTTTACCAGGAGACCATGGACGACTATACCGACCTGGAATTAGACCCGTCTGGTTATGATGAGTTTGTTATTAAGCGCATGAACTACCAGGTTGAAGACCTAGAAAAGTCAGTTGCCCCTTATGAGCAAATTAAAGCGACCAATAAGCCGATTCCTGATGATTTAGATGGCATGGAAGCGATTGGCTCCGTTGACTTCGCGTCTATCCGCGACTTTACCGCGGACGGCCTAACAATCAAGAGAGACGGCAAGCAATATTTTATCGGTCATCAATTTGCCCGCCGTCAATTTGTCGATAAGTTCTATGCGTATTCAGCTAAACCACAGGACCGCCCTCAATCTGCTCCTCCTATTGCGGATTGGGAAGAGCACGGATTGCTGACTGTGGTGGACACGCCAACGATTGACACACAAGTCGTGGTTGATTGGTTCTTGGAACAACGAAAGCATTTCATCATTAAGAAAGTTGTCATGGATAATTTCCGAGCAGATTTACTCCGTAAGTTCTTTGAAGATGCAGGTTTTGAGGTTGTCGTGATTCGAAACCCGACTGCTATTGATGGTTTGCTGGCCCCGCGGATTGAAACAGGGTTTGCTAATCATCAGTATATCTGGGGTGACAACCCACTGTTGCGGTGGAACACTCAGAACGTGCTGGTTTCGACCGACAGCCACGGCAACAAGCGATACGGAAAGAAAGAAGAAATTCGGCGAAAAACTGATGGCTTCAAAGCGTTTGAATATGGTCAATATCTGGTTGATCAGTTGCCGGACTATTCAGTGAACGAGTCGCTAGATATGTTGGCGGATATTGATTTTTAACGGAAGGGAGGTGAATTTATGAGTGTTATCAATAGTTTTTTTGACCTTTTTATTCGTCGGAAGGATTCAAGTTTCATTTATGACCTTGACTTGTTTCAAGATATTAAAAATCGGGCCTATTTAAAGCGTATGGCAATTGATACAGTAATTAATTACGTGGGCCGGGCAGTTAGCCAGTCAGAGTTCCGTGTGATGAACAAGGGACTACCTGTTAAGGATACGATGTATTACAAGCTCAATGTCCACCAAACAACGATGAATCAGCCAGCGATTTTTGGCAGCACTTTATCTATCAATTGGTTTATTACAACGAGGTGCTTGTGATTCAAGACGACGATGGCGATTTATTGATTGCGGATGACTTTAGCCGTCATGAGTTTGCGGTGTATGAAGATGTTTTTGATAACGTCACAGTCAAAAATTTCACGTTTAAGCGTTCCTTCTCAATGTCTGATGTCCTTTACTTGCGTTCTCTAATGACCAGTTAGAACACTATTTGACCGGTCTGTGGGGCGATTATGGCGAACTGTTTGGGCGGATGTATGAACTAGAATTGCGTAATAATCAGATTCGCGCGACTGTTAAGGCTGATCTGACGGCTGGTGTTAATGACGGTAAAATGAACAAACTGCAGAAGTTTATTGACAAGATTTTCCAATCTTTCAGCAAGAACTCTGTCGCATTGGTACCAATCGCTAATGGCTTTGAATACAACGAAGTATCGAACGGAGTAGGCAAGAACCAGACGTTTGATGAAAGCAACAGCGTGCTAATGGCATTCATTGATCATGTTGCGAGGTTGGTAGGAGTACCGCCAGCGCTAATCCACGGTGAAACTGCTGAAAGTAGCGACAATCAAGAGTTATTCAACAAGCAGTGTTTGAGTGCACTGTTGAAGAAAATTCAGAACGAACTCAACGCGAAGTCATTCAGTCAACGCGATTACTTAAAGAATGGCAAACAGGTTGAAGTGATTGGCATTAATCGACCAACGCTAATTGAGCTGGCGGAGCAAATTGATAAGCTGGGGTCATCTGGTATGGTCACTCAAAATGAAGTTCGGTCAGCAGTTGGGCTGCCACCACGTGAAGATGGCGACCAGATTGTGATGACTAAGAATTATACGACGAAAGGTGGTGATAATAATGAATAAGATTAACGTTAAAGGGCCAATCATCAGTGATGATGAAAAATGGATTTATGATTTACTAGGAATGGATAGCACAGCTCCCAAAGATGTCATTGATGTGCTTCCAGAGGATGGCTCAGATATTGAAGTCGACATTAATTCTGGTGGCGGTTTAGTTGATTCAGGCTATGTAATTTATACAGCGCTCATGGACTATTCGGGTAAAGTTACGGTCAATATCGTCGGTATGGCTGCTAGTTCAGCGTCACTGATTGCAATGGCTGGCAATCCAACTCGGATTAGCCCAGTCGGGCAAATTATGATTCACAACGTTGCCGGTGGCTTGGTCGGTGACTATCGTGACCAGGCCAAGCTATCAGAAGTTTTGAAACAGGCTAGCGAAGCGATTGCGAATGCTTACCGCCTTAAAACTGGTTTGTCAATGGAAGACTTACAGGCCAAAATGGATTCGGAAACGTATTTGAACGCTGACCAAGCTAAAGAGTTAGGATTTGTTGACGAAATCATGTTTGACGACCAAGTTGAATTAGTCGCTGATGGTGGTTCAGGCATGTTACCAAAGCCTGCAGTTGATAAAATTGCCGAGTTAACGAAGCAAAATAATTCAGAAATGACCACCGCACACAGTATTAAGCCTTTTAAATTATCTGTTAGGCTTTTTTGTTAAATGTGGCTTTATTACGAACCGGTGCCACGCGTTTAAGTGATTGATATTTGTACGCCATCCAAAACGTCAAAATTGTATTGCGCGACATCAACTTATTGAACAGACTGAACAAGAATTACGGTATAATGTGTTAAATCAAGTGACTCAGTCTAACCAAGTAGGATTATCTGATTCCAAAGAAAGTCGTCTATGGGCTGATGGCAATCATAAATTCCGCTTTAAGGTGTTTTAAACTTCTATTGGCTCATATCAGGGGCTAGATTGTTTCAATGCCGTAATGACTAAGATCCTCGAGGAACAGTACAAAGAAACGGCTTCACCGCGTGTTAAAAATCGTGGTGAAGCCGTTTGAAGAGTAATTAAAATCATATTCTCCCATTCATCAAATTGACAAGTGCAAAATTCTGAGAGCTTTATAAACATCTTTGGTTTTAAGCGCCAGAGCCAATGATTCGTCACTAAAACTTAGTAACCTGACTTGGTTGCGTGTGCATCTTTTCTTGAGTGAGATCGATAAAAAAACACGTAACCGAGACTGATTAGATAAGCAAAACAAGAAAGTATAAACAGACCAAGATGGCGTGATTCATTCGAAATAGAAACTTCGACTTGATTAGACCCAGCCGGTAACTTAGCCTTGAGCTGCCCGCCAGAGTGCCAGAACGGTGTGTTTTTGCCGTTAACGATTACTTGATATTTGACATGATGGTAGCCGACTACGGGCAGTTTAACAGATTGTTGACGTTTAAGTGTGATATTAAACTTAACAGTCTGGTCGGTTGCGCGAAAATACTTAAATCTGCGGGCGTCGTTCCAATCAAAAGCGACTTTTTTCCAGTTTTGTTGAAGTGCAATCTGAAAGTTTTGATTGGTTTGGAGATGGAAACTCGGGTCCGCACGAACCTTGTCCTTTTGAATGTGATAATCGGGCATTGTCATGTGATTAACATTTGCTAAATAATTACGCCCAGTCAAATGTCGAATTAAGCGTCGTTTGACGAGTGTCGTCGGTTGAGTATGGTGCTGCGCCCAGTGAAAGTCTTGGGCGGCACGTTCATGAATCTGTGTCACGCCGCTAACGCCGATAAATATGATCACTAATCCTGTAAAAATGGTTGTCGTCGTTGAATTCCAATTGATCTGATTTAAAAACAGAATTAGACTGATCATTATTAGAAGCGAGACAATGGTCAAAATTCGCATTGTAAATTGAAGCAGACTGACCGGCGTGATTGCAAAGTGTGGCCAGTCTATCCAATTCTGAGCGAGTATCCAGAGACTGAGCGCACCAATTGTCCAGTAACGCCATTGCCCCTTGGGCCGAGAAAATAATTGAGCCGCTAGATAAATAAGTAGGAGGGTTACAACCAACCCCATATGGGCACCAGTACTTGATTCAGTAATATCATTGTTCAATATGTTAGTTAGTCCGTATGCAGGATTCATTCCCAGCAGAATTGGTGTCGGCGTGACCAGTTTATTGTTCAAGCCCCAACTTATAACATTATATAATGAATAACTAGCCATTAATAGGCTAATTAGTGCACTCAATAAGAGCTGTTTGAATTCCCGTAGTGTGAATTTGCGGTGGATAATGCGAATCAGTTCCAAAACCGCAATTAAGATTGTAAAGAGAAGCAGTGATAAAACATGTGAATTACCAACTAAGCCCATTCCGATAGCGAGCCAAACAATACCTAGTTGGTCGTTTTTCCAAATTTTAAAAAGTCCAAATATGACCAGTGGCAAGAAGGCGTATCCGAAGGCTTCACCAATTGCCACTCGAGTGAACATTAATTCAAAATGATATGAATTAAATTGATAAACAAGGACGCCTAACCATAATACTAAGCGATTTTTTGACAGTGACTTCGCCAACCAGTATGCGTTTGTAAGGGTGAAGATATTCATTAATAGAAAACCAACGGCTAATCCCAACATGGGGCTTTGAAAAAGAAGTCGTGGAATGACAAAAATTAGCAAAGTGGGCCAAGGATACATGGCATTTACAGCGATACCGTGGTTGTCAAAGCCAATGAAGTTGATTAGACTAGGAAAGCGCCCGGATCTCAGTGCATGGTATAAGGACTCAAGTCGCGCTAGATGAACTTGACCGTCGCTATTGATTGCGAAGAAATGGCCACTAAATGCAGGATAAGTTGACAATAGTGCCAATATTATTATTGTAATCGTCACAAGTGCCATGTGTGTCTTTTTTCGTGAAAATGTCATTGCATTAATACCCCCAGAGAGCGTTTAAATAATAATTTCATTCATAACATTTAACTTCATTCGAATACCGAAACGCATACGACCATACCAGTTTCCCGATATGGTATGGTCGTATGCGTCTCAGTTTAGATTTAGATGTTTACTTCTTTTCCTGCACAATATAATGTGGCCGATGCTTCGACTCGATATAAATCTTACCGATATAATTGCCGATGATTCCCAAGCAGAATAACTGAATTCCGCCGATGAAAAGGAAGATCGTGACTAATGAAGCCCAACCACCGACACTGTTATTAAACAAGAGTTTGCGAATAATAACGACAAAGATACTAATAATTGAAGCGGCGGATAAGAGACCACCCGTCAAAGTCGCAATTTTTAGTGGCACGTCGGAGAAGTCAACGATTGCATCTACTGAATAGCTAAAGAGTTGCAACATTGACCAGTGGGTTTCGCCAGCGGAACGGGGCTGATTTTCGAACTTTAAATAAGTCGTCCGAAAGCCGACCCAGTTGAAGATTCCCTTTGAGAACCGGTTGTATTCCGGAAGCTCCAAAATGGCATCGACCATTTGCCGGGTCATTAGCCGGTAGTCACGGGCGTTCGGAATAATTTGGACTTTTGAGATTTTATTGACGACCGAGTAGAAGGACCGAGACAAGAAGGAACGGATGAATGGTTCGCCCGCGCGGTTTTCCCGCATTGTACCGATACAATCATAATCGCCGGTTTCAATCATTGCTAACATCTTTGGTAGGA